TACAAAAGAATCAGACTTTAGTGTTATAATGGTAATTGCAGTAGATGCAAATAATAATCGTTATGTATTAGAATATGAAAGACATCGTAGTATTCCGACTTTAGGTACTAAAAATAAAGATGGTACTATTATGGATAAGAAAGGTGTAGTAGATTATATTATAGATTTATATAATAAATATAATTGTAAGCAAGCAACTGTAGAAGATGTTGCTATGAATCGTAGTATCTTTCAAGCATTAAATGACGAAAGAAGAAGAATAAACAGATATGATATTAGTGTTATTCCTGAAAAGCCAGGAGGTACTCAAAAAAGAAACAGAATTTATTCAGGTTTATCTGGTATTTTTAGTGTGGGTTCATTATATTTTAAGGAAAATATGTTTGATTTAATAAACGAAATCATTACATTTGGACCAAGAATGGCTCATGATGATACAATTGAGGGACTATATTATGCTAATTTGCACGCTTTTCCCCCTAATTATAAACAAAATGGGTCAAAAGATAAACCAAAATGGTACAAACCGAAAAGAAAGGCAAAACATTGGTTAGTATCATAGGAGAAAATTATGCCACAAAATGAACGTTATCCGAATGAAAGTCAAAAAGACTTTGAAGCAAGACAAGAAGCTTTATCTAAAGATGGATTAGCTAATGCTGAAAAAGAAGCATTTAAACAAAAAATGTTAGGAGATATGTCTCCTAGAGATATTAAAACAATGAAGCAAAAATTATATGATTTAAATATTATAACTGATTCTACTAAGGTAAATGGAGATTGGGATGATGAGACTTCTTTTGCTTTTGAACAATTTTTTAAATATAAACAAAAAAATATGTCAGATGGAGATATTTTCAAGATAGAAACTGGAAATCAAGAATTTGATAATTTAGTAGGTACTAATTCTAAACCACCAAAACCATATCCTTCAGAACATATGGGAAGTGATGGAGGACAACCTTCTACTGAAGATTATAGTCCTGAGTATATAGAGCATTTAAATAACAGTCTTGGAAATAAAATTAACAAACCAGATATGGAAGATACACTTATAGAACATATGATTGGTAAAATAGACTAATGGCAAGTTTCGGTAAAAAATCGCAAGAAAGACTAAATACGTGTGACCCACGATTAGTAGAGCTATTTGAAGAAGTAGTAGAACATTTTGATTGTACTGTTATACAAGGCTATCGTGATGAAGTCGAACAGAACAAAGCATTTGAAGACGGGTTTAGTAAACTAAAATATCCACAAGGTAGTCATAATAAGTATCCATCTTTAGCTGTAGACATAGCTCCCTATCCAATAGATTGGAAAGATAGAGATAGATTTCATTTTTTTGCAGGAGTTGTAAAAGGAATAGCATCTCAAATGGGTTTAAATATTCGTTGGGGTGGAGATTGGGATTCTGATACAGAAACTAAAGATAATAATTTTGACGACTTACCACATTTTGAAGTGAGGAACTAATGGCTAAAAAAGGCAGAAAAAATAAAGCAGAAATAAATAAACAATTATTTGATAAAGCAAATAGTTATTATAGAAAAAAATGGTTTACTGATTCTCAAAAAAGTATGGACTTCTATTTAAATGACCAACTATCTGCTGAAGAATTAGAAGACCTTCGTGAAGGAGGAATGCCAGACTTTATTATAAATCGTATTTCTCCAGCAATTGATATTATGAAGTTTTTTGTTACTGCTAATAATCCTAGATGGCAAGCAATTGGAGTAGAAGGAAGCGATTCGGATATAGCTCACGTTCATAGTGTAGTTACTGAGTATTGTTGGCATTTATCAAGTGGTAAAAGTTTATTTGGAAGTGTTATTCAAGATGCTCTCGTAAAAGGAGTAGGATTATTTAAAATAGATATTGACCCAGATGCTGATAGAGGTATGGGTGAAGTTATATTTGGTTCTATTGACCCTTATGATTTATATGTAGACCCAACAAGTAGAGATTATCTATTTCGTGATGCAAATTATATTATAGTTCAAAAGAATTTATCTAAATCATCTCTTATAAGTATGTTCCCTCAGTTCAAGAAAAAAATAGTAAGAGCTAGTGGACAAACTCAAAGTAAACAATATTCACAAAGAGATGTTCATGAATCAGAAACAATTCAACCTGGAGATGTAGAATATGAAGCATATACTTTAGAAGGAGAGCAAGATGAAATTCTTGATTTCTATGAAGTCTATACTAAAGAAAAAGTTCCATTTGTAAATATGTGGGTAAAAACTCCTCCTTCACAAAAAGAGATGGAGAATATTAAGAAAGAAGCTCAATCACAATCTGTATTATTGGAACAAGAATTATCTGTTGGTTTAAAAGAAAAGGAACAAGAATTAATGCGATTAGTTCAAGAGGGAGAAATTCTACAAGAAAGAATGGTTCTTGAATTACAAAAAGCATCAGAAGAAGCTAATATGAAATTAGAAGAATCTAAAGCTATGATGGAAGCTAGATTAGTAGAATTACAAACCAAAACAGTTCAAAAAGTAGTTGATAAAAAATTATTTGATGTAATGGCTAAAGAAGAAAATTTTATCAAGAATGTAGTAGATGTTGTTGATTTTTTTAAAACTCAAATTAAAGTAACTGCTTCAGCTGGAGATATGTTTTTATATGAAACAATTATTCCAAATATAACTGAATATCCTATTATTCCCGTTCCATATAATCATACTGGAACAGTATATCCTGTAGGAGCAGTATTGCCTATGATTGGAAAACAAAGAGAACTTAATAAAGCTCATCAAATTATGTTACATAATGCAAATTTAGCATCTAATCTAAGATGGTTATATACTGAAGGAAGTATTGATGAAGAAGAGTGGGAAAAATATTCAAGTTCTCCTGGTGCTCTATTAAAATATAGACAAGGATTCGATACTCCAAATCCAGTTCAACCTTTACCAATTAATAATGCATTTTATACAATAACACAACAAGGAAAACAGGACATAGAGTATATTAGTGGTATTTCTTCTAGTATGCAAGGTACTGGAGACCAAAGTCATGAAACTTATCGTGGTATGTTGGCTATGGATGAATATGGAACAAGAAGAATTAGACAATGGGTAAACAATGTAGTTGAACCGTCATTAGAACATATGGGTAAAATATTCAAAGATATTTCTCAATTTGTTTATACAACTCAAAAAGTTTTCAGAATTGTACAACCAGAAGCTGGAGCAACTGAAGGTGAAGTAAATGAAGTATCAATTAATATTCCAATGTATAATGATTTTGGACAAGTTGTTAAAAGATTTAATGATTATAATTCTTCTCAATTTGATGTAAGAATTGTTGCTGGTTCTACTCAGCCAATTAATCGTTGGGCACTATTAGATGAATATTTTAAATGGTTCCAAGCAGGATTAATCGATGATGTAGCTATGATAGAGCAAACTGATATAAGAAATAAAAAACAATTATTACAAAGAAAAAGTATGTATGCACAGATGCAATCTCAGATTGAACAAATGGATGAATCTATGAAAGACCAAGAAGGAACTATAGAAACATTAGAAAGACAATTAGTTCAAGCTGGTATTAAAGATAAAATTAATGAACAATCTAAACAAATAGACCAAGAGTTAACACAAACTCAACAAGAACAACGATTACTAAGAGGTCGTATGAAAGATACCGTAAATTTAGCAAAAAAAGAATTGGCACTAAAAAATAAAAATAGTGTTGATAAATAGAAAAACTAACTGTAAATTAGAAGGAGTACAGTATGAATGAAATTATAAATACGGACAACTTACTGGAAGATGATGCTTTAAAAGCAAATAATCCAGGAACCCCACAGGACGATACTGTGGCTGAAGATTTTTTTTCTCAGCTTGATAAACAAGTTATGGGTGAAACACTAGACCAGCCAATGCAAGTTCAACAAGAAGCACCTCGACAACAAGAGGTTCCTCAAGTAGAACAAGAACCTACTGAAAATGTAGGTAATTTGGAAAAGAGATATAGCGATTCTTCTCGTGAAGCTAAACGACTTAATAACCGTTTACAAGAGATAGAACCTTATATGCCTTTACTAAACGCAATGAAAGAAGACCCTAATTTAATTTCTCATGTGAGAGGTTATTTTGAGGGTGGCGGCTCAGCTCCAAAGAGCGTAAAAGAGCAACTAGGAATAGATGAAGACTTCATGTTTGATTACGATGAAGCTTTGTCAGACCCTGCTTCTCAATCTGCTAAGTTGTTTAATGCAACAGTAGATGGAGTAGTACAACGTAGATTAGGTGATTTTGCACAACAACAATCTCA